ATCGTTAAAAAAGAAATTTTACTGAATTACGAACTTTATAACAAAGAGGAAAATAATGGTAAGAAAACTAAAAGCTAAAAAAAGAACACTCTTAGTGGATGGTGACATCGTTTGTTATCGTATCGCTACTGGTATTGAAGAAGCGACAGAATGGCAAGATGATATGTGGACTCTTCACGCTGACGCTAAACTAGGTAAGGAAATATTAGACACTTCCTTAAACAGATATTTAAAGGAATTAAACTGTAATAATATTGTAATAGCATTATCTGATAAAAATAATTTTAGAAAAAAGTTATTACCTGAATATAAATCTCATAGAAAGAAAATTAGAAAACCTATAATTGTAAAACCTCTTAAGGAATATATTTATAAAAAATATTCTACTTATCGTTTACCAGATTTAGAAGGTGATGATACTTTAGGAATATTAGCTACATCTACATATAAAGATAATTGCGTTATATTATCTGGTGACAAAGATATGAGAACTATTCCAAGTTTTCATCATTTCATTCACGATAATCATACAGAATTAGTAGATGAAAAAACTGCTGATTACTATTTTATGTTTCAAACTTTGACCGGAGATTCAAGCGATGGATATTCTGGACTAAAAGGGTGCGGAAGTATTAAAGCTGAAAGAGTTTTATATAACTCAGAAAAGACTTTGCCTTCAATGTGGAAGGCTGTTGTTGAAGAATACAAAAGAAACAATTTTACAGAAAAGGATGCTCTACTTCAGGCACGTATGGCCAGAATATTAAGGTCTCAAGATTACGACTTTAAAAATAAGAAACCTATTCTCTGGAAGTTATGAGTTTATTTGAATATATGGAAGAACACGAACAAATCAAAAATCTTCACGATAGAATTAATAATTTAAAATCTATTGAGAAAGCTCATCAAAAATTTAATGGGGAACTAAGAGAAGAAGTTAAAATATTAAGAACAGAATTAGGAATAAAAGACCGAGAAATCGGAAGAATGATGAACAAGATTAATAAGTTAGAAAAAAAATTCAAATACAGCCGGCAGAATTTATAAATGAAAACAAAATCCTTTTTGCTGAAGGTAACGCTATTAAATATATCTGTAGACATCATATGAAGGGCAAGGAAGTAGATATAGACAAAGCCATTCACTATTTAGAAATGGTTAAAGAGAGAGATTACTCATAATGAAAAGGACACTTTAGATAGTTTATGACAAAAAATATTAAAAAGATAATAGATGACATAAAACTACCAGTAATCTCTAAAGATTTACTGGATGCTCTTGATGGACTTTTTCCTGAAAGAACTCCACCAATTACGATGGAGTACAAGGAAATTTGCTTCAGAAGTGGTCAAAGAAGTGTAGTTAATTTTTTACACAACAAACTTAAACAACAATCAGAAAACGTATTGGAGAATAAATAATTATGTGTGGTTCAATTTTTAGACCTTCGATTCCTACTCCGCCTCCTATAGTAATGCCAGCTCCAGTAGCTCCGACAGAAGTCGGACAAGCTAGTGCTAGACCTGCTGGATATAGTGATGCAGATGGAAGAAGTTTAAATGTAGCTAGTTCTTACGATAGAAAAAGAATTGGTTCGTCAAAATTAAGAATACCTATTATTGGCGGTATATAGAATATAAATGGCAAGCGACACTTATGGCGTAGGCTATAATTCCAAAACAATAGAAGGAAGATATAACCAATACGCTAGAGATAGGGAACTCTTTTTAGAAAGAGGTAGAGACTGTGCTCAGTTTACTATTCCTACTCTTATACCAGATGAAGGCCACACTTCGACTTCACGTTTCAATACTCCATATCAAGGAATTGGAGCTAGAGGCGTAAACAATTTAGCATCCAAATTATTATTAACATTACTCCCACCTAACGCACCTTTTTTTAGATTTTCCATAGATAACTTTGCTCTCAAAGAAATTGAAGAAGATGAGAATTTAAAAACAGAAATAGATAAGGGATTAGTAGAAGTAGAAAAAGCAGTGATGGAAGATATAGAAATTTCATCAGATAGAGTTGCTTTATTTGAAGCTATTAAACATCTTATTGTTGGGGGTAATGTTTTATTATTCGTATCTAAAGAAGGATTAAGAGTTTTTCCTTTAGATAGATATGTTTGTAAACGTGACCCAATGGGTAATGTTATTGAAATAATAACTAAAGAAACAATTAGTATTAATGTACTTCCTGAAAATATAAGAGAAGTAATTTACAAAAATACAAATTCTGAAGACATCGGAGATAAAAGCTGTGATTTATATACTTGTGTAAAAAGAACAAAGAATAAATTTATAGTAGTGCAGGAAGTAAAAGGAATGGAGAAAATTATGGTCGTTCTTATGCTGAAGAATATTTAGGAGACCTTAAATCACTTGAAGGACTTACAAAGGCTATAGTTGAAGGCTCTTCAGCCTCAGCTAAAACTCTTTTCCTTATTAGTCCGAATGGGACAACTCGTGCTAGGGCTATAGCACAAGCTGAAAACGGAGCAATCATCGAAGGCCGAGCTGATGATGTTTCTGTATTACAAGTTAATAAATTTGCAGACTTCAGAGTAGCTCAAGATACTGCGGCTAGTATTGAACAAAGATTATCTTACGCATTTTTATTAAATGCTTCTGTTATTAGAGATAGTGAAAGAACTACAGCAGAAGAGGTGAGGTTAACGGCTGATGAATTACAATCGAGTCTAGGTGGGATTTACGGAATTTTATCTCAAGAATTTCAATTACCATTTGTTAGAAGAAAAATAGCGATGTTAGAAAAAGCAGGAAAATTACCGAAGCTTCCTAAGAATGTAGTTAGACCAAAAATAGTTACAGGTCTTGAAGCATTAGGCAGAGGTAACGATAGAAATAGATTAGTACAATTTTTACAAACATTAGCAGGTACATTAGGAGCTGAATCAATCGCTCAATACGTAAATTTATCTGAAGCAATAGCTAGATTAGCTACTGCTGATGGAATTGAAGTCAAAGGTTTAATTAAGACACCTGAAGAACTTCAAGCAGAAGTGCAGGCACAACAAAAACAACAGCTAGAGATGCAACAAGCTCAAGCTGTTACTAACGCTGGTGAAACAATAGCAGGTAAAATACCTCCTGAAACTATTGGAAGAACACTAGCAAGACAACAAGGCTTACCAGAAACGGAGGAATAATATTATGGTAGATAAAGTTGAAATAAAAAATGTAGAAGAAAATCCTACAATAGAAGAACAGGACAAGGCTCAACAAGAAGCTCAAAAAGCTCCTACTGAGAAACCAAGTGAGACTTCTGAGACTAGACCTGAATGGTTGCCAGAAAAATTTGCTGACGCAAAAGAATTAGCAAAAGCTTATGGTGAACTAGAGAAAAGACAATCTCAGTCTAAAGAAGAAACAAAAGAATCTGAAGTTAGTACGACTGAACAACTTAAAATAAATAAAGAAAAAGTTGAAGAAGCTACTGGTTTAGGATTAGACAATTACTATTCTGAATATGAAAAGAATGGAACTCTATCTGAAAAATCTTATAAAGATTTAGCTGGTAAAGGTTTAGATAAAACTTTAGTAGACTCTTATATTGATGGCCAAAGTGCCTTAGCAGATAAGCACGTTGGCTCAATTCATTCAGTAGTTGGTGGAAAAGAAAAATACGACAACATCGTTAAATGGGCTTCAGCAAATTTAGCTGACAATGAAGTAAAAGCTTTTAACGATATGATGGATAATGGAACTTTAGACCAAGCTCAATTAGCTATTTCAGGTATTCAAGCTAAATATAATTCTGTAAATCAAGAACCTTCTTTATTTTCAGGAGAAAGAGCTGATACTTCAAAAGGTGCATATCGTTCAGTAGGAGAAATGTTAACAGATATTAACAATCCTAAATACGCAACTGATAGTGCATTTAGAGCAGACGTAGAAGCTAAAGTGAAAGCATCTAATGTTCTGTAATGGCTAGAAACTATAGAAAAGAATACGACAATTATCACTCTCGACCTGAACAAAGAAAAAATCGTTCAAGCAGAGTCTTAGCTAGAAGATTAATGAAGAAAAAGTTGGGAGTGAAAAGAATTAAAGGAAAAGACGTAGACCACAAAGACGGAAATCCCAAAAACAATAGTCGAAGTAATTTAAGAATTGCTTCTAAAAAATCAAATCGTTCAAGAAATGCTTAACTTTTTATTACCTTTATTAAAGAATCCTCTTAGTCGTTTAATTATTTCTAAGACAATAGATAAAGTTTCACATCATTTAGAAAAAGAAAAGATTATTAGAGTAAGAGAAATTGAAGCGGCAAAAACTGTTTCAGTAGAAAATATAAAAGCGAGTTCATCTAGTTTTAGAGATGAACTATTAACTATAATTATTAGTGCAATCTTAATTTGTTGTTTTTTACCATATACACAACCTTCTATGATTAGAGGTTTTGAAATAATGCAA